ATTTATATAATTTAATTTTTAATTCTAGTTCGCTTGCTTTGGTCGGGCGAACTAGAAATTAAATTATTTTTCAAAGATTATTATCCATATAGTAGTTTTTGAAAAATAAAAAGAAAAGGAGCTATGATATTATGAAAAAGTTTATTTTAATTTTTGCGTTTTTTACCTTATTAATTGGTGTAATGCCAAACAAAATGAAAGTTGATAGGGATGAAAATGGCGAACTTTACTATGAGTACACAAGAAGTACAGAAGAAGCACCCACGATGCATGGCACAACGGTTATTTTAACACCGAGAGATGTGCTTCATATTCCAGGACTCGGCTTTGATGGTCTTGTCGGTTACTCGCCGATAGCAATGGCCAAGAACGCAATAGGTCTAGCAATTGCCACTGAAGAATATGGTGCTAAATTCTTTGCAAATGGTGCAGCCCCTGGTGGTGTACTTGAGCATCCTGGCACGATTAAAGACCCTGCAAGATTAAGAGAAAATTGGAACTCCACCTTTGGTGGCTCTGCTAATTCTGGTAAGGTGGCAGTCTTGGAAGAAGGTATGAAATATACGCCTATTTCCATCTCACCTGAACAGGCACAGTTCCTTGAAACTAGACGATTCCAAATTGACGAAATAGCTCGAATTTTTAGAGTTCCGCCTCATATGGTTGGTGACCTTGAAAAGTCGAGTTTTTCTAATATTGAGCAACAGTCTTTGGAGTTTGTGAAATACACACTTGATCCGTGGGTTATTCGTTGGGAGCAGAGTTTGTCTAGGAGTTTGCTTACTGAAGAACAAAAGAAGGAATATTTCTTTAAGTTTAACCTTGAAGGTTTGCTTAGAGGAGACTACGCATCTCGTATGAGTGGTTATGCCACTGCTCGTCAAAACGGATGGATGAGTGCAAACGATATACGAGAGCTAGAAAACATGGATAGGATACCGCCTGAACTTGGCGGTGACCTATACCTAATTAACGGCAATATGCTACCGCTTGGCAGTGCGGGTGCTTATGCAAATAAAGATAAGGAGGTAAATGCCGATGAAGAGGAAGTTTTGGAATTGGAAAAACCAGGACGAAACACAAGAAAGAGTCCTAGAACTTAACGGGACGATTGCAGAGGTGTCATGGTTTGACGATGATGTAACTCCTAAGATGTTCAAAGACGAGCTTTATGCGGGTAGTGGTCCAATTACCATTTGGATTAATAGTCCTGGTGGTGACTGCATTGCTGCAAGCCAAATCTACTCGATGCTTATGGACTACAAAGGAACTATCACCGTCAAGATTGATGGTATTGCTGCTAGTGCCGCGTCTGTTATTGCAATGGCAGGTACGAAGGTAATCATGTCTCCTACGGCTCTTTTAATGATTCACAATCCATCTACTACATCTTCTGGTGACCACCAAGTAATGACAAAGGCAATTGAACTTTTGGATGAAGTTAAAGAGTCCATTATCAATGCTTACGAAATCAAAACGGGAATGTCAAGAACAGTGCTTAGTCACATGATGGATGCGGAAACGTGGATGAATGCTAAAAAGGCAGTTGAGCTTGGGTTTGCTGATTCTATCTTGGAAGATGAGAAGAAGAAAAATGTAGCAGACGAAGCCTTTGTGTTTGAGGCACAGGTTTTTGCCAAAGAACTAATCAACAAAATTTCTGCAAAAGAAAAGGCTAATCTACCGGCCGAACCAAAAGGTAGAAACATCTCAGTGCTCAAAAATGAGCTTAGTCTAATCAAAAAATTAATTTAATGGAGGAAAAACAAATGACTATTACTGAACTTAGAGAAAAGAGAGCGAATACTTGGAAGGCTATGGAAGGTTTCCTTGATTCGCACAGAAACGAACAGGGCGTGCTTAGTGTTGAAGACGATGCTATTTATGCCAAGATGGAAAAGGAACTTGATACCTTGACCAACGAAATCAAGCGTATGGAAAGAAAGGATGCTATCGAGGCAGAACTTAACAAGCCTGTATCTGCACCTTTGACTGCAAAGCCTATGGTGGTAAAGGAAGATGAGGACGAGAAGAAGGGCGTTGCTTCTAACACCTATAAAAAGTCTTTCTGGAACGCAATGAGAAACAAGACGGTTATGCCTGATATTGCGAATGCACTTAGAGTAGGTACTGACCCTGAAGGTGGATACCTTGTACCCGATGAGTATGAAAAGACTCTTGTTGAGGGACTTGAAGAGGAAAACATCTTTAGAAAACTTGCAACCGTAATCAATACTTCTTCGGGTGATAGAAAAATCCCTGTTGTAGCATCTAAGGGTACCGCATCATGGGTGGATGAGGAAGGTCTTATCCCTGAAAGCGATGATTCCTTTGCACAGGTATCTATCGGTGCTTACAAACTTGGTACTACCATCAAGGTGTCTGAGGAACTTTTGAACGATGCCGTATTTAATCTTGAAGCTTACATTTCTAAAGAGTTTGCAAGACGTATCGGTAATCGTGAAGAGGATGCATTCTTCAATGGTGATGGTGTTGGAAAGCCTATCGGTATCTTCAATGCAACGGGTGGTGCAGAGGTAGGTGTAACTACTGCAAGTGCAACCGCAATTACTGCAGACGAACTTATCGACCTTTTCTATTCGCTTAAAGCACCTTATAGAAAGAATGCTGTATGGGTTCTTAACGATTCTACTATCAAGGCAATTAGAAAGTTGAAGGACAACAACGGTAACTACTTGTGGCAGCCTTCTCTTACTGCAGGAACACCTGATACTATTTTGGGTAAGCCTGTTTATACTTCTACCTTCGTACCTAGTATTGCGGCAGGTGCTAAGACTATTGCCTTTGGTGATTTCTCTTATTATTGGGTGGCAGATAGACAGTCTCGTAACTTCAAGAAACTTACGGAACTTTATGCTGCAACTGGTCAGGTAGGTTTCGTTGCTACTCAAAGAGTAGACGGTAAACTTATCCTTCCTGAAGCTATCAAAGTTCTTGCTCAGAAGGAGTAATCAATTTATAGGAGGTGGCGGTTATGAGGTCTATCGATTTACTTGCAAAGGTGAAGGAAAATTTAATCATTACATTCAATGACGATGACGGTCTTATTCGTAGTTTCATAACTGCCGCCATTTCCTATGCGGAGGGTTATCAACATCTGACAACAGGAACATATAAGTGCTTGCCTATGTCACCGACCACGGAACAAGCAGTCATTATGCTTGCTTCTTTCTTTTATGAATCAAGGGACGGTGGCACAGGCGGTTTCTTTGCTAACAACTCGCAAGGTGCAGAACAGGTATGGAAGACGGTAAATCTACTGTTACGCATGGATAAAAATTGGGAGGTGTGAGTATGGGACTAGGTCAAATGAATAAACCTGCAATACTCTGCAAAAAAGAGTTCGTGACCGATTCTGAGGGCTTTTCTAGCCCCACAGTTCGCCTTTTAGCAAACATTCGAGTGTTTGTTGAAGGTCGACACGGAAGCGAAAGGTGGGCAAATTTAGCGGCATTCAGTGAGGCAACGGAGCTTTTTAGGTTTAGAAGAATACCAAATCTTGAAGTAACAACCGAGCAATATATTCTCTTTGAAGGTAACGAATACGACATTTTATCTGTTGAAAATATCAAAGGTCGAAATATGTATGTGGAGGTTCTTGCAAAAAAGGTGGTGGCTTCCAATGGCTAAATGCACTTGTAAATTGCCAGAAGAACTACTTACCAAACTTTCTAGGCTTGGAAAGAATATGGACAAGGTGAGTGAGGCGGCACTTGAAGCAGGTGGAGAGGTTGTGCTGGATAAAGTGAAAGACAATCTAAAAAGCGTGTTAAGCGGTGAGTCCACAGGCGAGCTTGTTTCCTCGCTTGGTCTATCTCCTGTAAAGGTAGGTAGAGACGGAAACTCGAATATAAAGGTCGGTTTTTCAGAGCCTAGATCTGATGGTAAGTCCAATGCTATGGTGGCCAACATTCTAGAATATGGCAAAAGCAATCAAGAGGCTCGTCCCTTTCTTAAACCTGCAAAGAAACAATCTAAAAAAGCGTGCATTGATGCAATGAGTAGGACTATTGAGGAGGAAATAAAGAAGTTATGAGCATTTTAGAAGAAGTAAAAACTCTTTTATCACCTTTGAATTTGCCTATTGAAACAGGTGTTTATAAAGGTAAACCTGTGGATAGTTATATCGTTTTAGTGCCTCTCGCAGACGGCTTTGAGCTTCACGCAGATAACAAACCAAATGCAGATATACAAGAGGTGCGAATTTCTATTTACAGCAAAACAAATTATGTAGCACTAAAGAATAAAATCGTGAAGTTGCTTTTCAGTTTTGACTTTGCGATTACAGACCGAAGATACATCGGTTACGAGACTGAAACAGGATACTACCACTATGTGGTAGACACCGAAAAAAATTATGAATTGGAGGATTAAAATTTATGGCAACTATTGGTCTTGATAAATTATTTTATGCAAAGATTACGGAGGGTGAAAATGGTGAGGAAACCTATGCAACTCCCATTCAGCTTGCAAAGGCTATCTCCGAAGATTTGTCGGAAGACCTTGGGGGGGAAACGTTTTATGCAAACGATGGAACGGAGGAGGAAGAAAAGGATTTAAAGTCGGTTCCTTTTTCACTGGGTAT